GATCCTCGTCTTCCGTCCGGCCTGAGATCTCGCTGACCGGGTAGAAGTCGATCGTGACCTGCAGGACATCGTTCCGCTCGTCGATCCAGTCCATCGTGATGGACTCCACGACCATGTGACCGGAGCCAACCTTGACCGCCTGGCCAAAGCCGGAGCGGATTGTGTCGAAAGCATCCAGACAGAAAGCCTCGTCGTGCGTATGCTCCAGCATGGTCACCTTGTAGGTATAGCTATATTCGTGCGTATACTTACCAGGCCGGGTGTACGGGTTGGAGAGCAGCTCCGCAAACCATGACGGACGGGTATAGCCGTCCAGCACGGTATTGCCGTAGACAGGGAGATCCGGGAAGAGGGAACTCATAAGCGCATTGCAGGCGGCCTTGACTGCCGAAGCCGTATAGATCATAAGTTTTCCTCCTTCAGCATCTTGTCAACATACCCGCGCATCACCGTCGGAAGCGTCCGCTCGTAGACCTTGCTTTGCTTCTCCACGTAATGCTTGCCGGCCACGAAGCCGCCGGTGTCCTTTCCGTTGACGAACTTCCGGTGCCCGTTTTCGACCAGATGCCAGTGCGGAGCTCTGCAGGATACGGATACCGCGACGGTCGAGCCATCAGAACCCTTCTCGCGCTTTCTGTCCCACTGACTCGGATTATTCAGTGGCCGCTTGCCGCTGGAGTAGTATCCCGGCATGCTCGCACAGGTATCCTTGATAAAGGACCTTCCGACCTTCATGAGCGCAGTCGCAGTCTCGTCTGGATACTTGTCGACGACCTTCTGGAAGTCCCTGGCAAGCTCATCAAGCCCACGGAACTCAAGTTCCATTTCAGCCATATCAGAACTCACCTCGCTTTATCGTCTTATCCAGCTTCTCGACACAGTTCAGCTCGAGGATGTAATCATATTCGAGCGGATTGGTGATGTACTGGATCTGGAACTGCCGGCCCTTATATTCGATCACATCCTTCGTGGTGATGTCCGTGGCCCGGATGGTGATCTTGTACCCTTGGGTATTGACATCCCGGAAGTACTCTGTTCCCTCGGATCCGCGGAGCGGGCGGATCTCAGCCCACACCGTTTTATAGTGTACGAGCTGATTCGTCCGGTCTCCCAGCTCCGTGGTGACGTCCTTATACCGCAGGATCTGGACGCGCTTGTCGAGCCGGCCGGGGTTGATCCCTCTGACCTGTCTCATCCGTTCGCCTCCTCCTCCTGTTTCAGATCATACTTCTGCTGCAACTGGAGGATAACAGATGCCCACATCCACTGCTGACGCTTCTTCATCTGCTGCTCGGACTGCATCAGCTCGCGGTTGTCATAGTAATCCTGGGCAATTGCATGAAAAAGGGCGACGGCTTCGTCGTCTTCCTCATCAAACTCTCCGACAGCAGCCTTGATATACGTGACCGCATACCTGGCCGCCCGGAAGACGTTCCTGTCATCATCCAGCAGGTCGACCTTCAGATAATCCAGGAGCTCAACGAAAAAATCCTCATACTGAATGTCTTCATAGCTTTTTGCCGCCAGCAGCTTATCTGACCATTTAATCATTTTTTAGGATCACCTCCCGATCAGGACTGCTGCGCGAGAAACTCAGCGATAATATCAGCTTTCTTCGTTGCAGTGATGGTATAGCCCAGCTCCGCCGCCAAAGCCTTGATCTGGGCGATCGTCAAGGCGGACAGCTCGGACTCCGACAGATAGCTGTCAGAGTCCGTATCTGCCTCGGCGACGGTTATCATTCCCCCGCGATCGTGCCGTAGACCCACGCGCCGGCATCGCGGACCTTGCAGTCGAGGCGCTCGATGCCGCGGAACAGGGTCATATCCTGCTCAAAAGCGTTGAAGCCGGTGACGGACGCCACATTGCTGTTCATGATGGTCAGCTTCTTGCGGTCGAAGATCACGATAGCTTCCTTCAGGTCGCCGATGAAGAACGGGATCGCGTCAGACACGGTAGCCAGGATCGCGTTCGGAACGACCTTGACCGGGATCCGGCGGGCGCCGACAGCCAGATACATGGACATCGGAGCGTCCGGATTCAGGGACGGCTTGAGGAGGTACTGCTTGTTCTGATCCTTCAGAGTGTCGAGGTACTGCAGGCCGTCATCGTTGGTGACGATCACGACAGATCCGGCATATGCGGCACCAAGAGTGACGTTGATGGCCTTCTTGATGTCATCAAGGCCGGCCATAACGGTTGCGGTCTTGGTCTTCAGCTTAGCGATGATCTGCGCGTTCCTGGTAGCGATGTCCTCCTCTCCGAGCCACTGGATCAGGGTATTCGCGATGTTCGCATCGGAATCCTCGAGCAGCTCGTTGGTAACCGGAAGGTAGCCGGCATACTTCTGGACAGCGTAGTTCAGGACCTCAAACTGCGGGCGGGCGGTCTGTCCGATCGCGCCCTGCTCTGCAACAGCTGTGAAGCCGGTATGCTGTGCCTTGCTCTGGAAGGTACGACGGCCGGTCGGAGCAGAAACGGCCTCGACAGTGACCAGATCAGCCAGGGAGAACTTCGCCTCCTTGTACTTGTTGATACGGGTCTGGATGTCCTGCGGGACGGTGTAGCCGCCGTCAGCGCCAGTGGTCTCGTTGTTTGCGGCATTGCGGAACAGGTGACGCGCCGCATCAGCAAACTCCGCGATGGCGTCCTTCGGCTCAACCGGGACCGCATCAGTCGGAACCACGGTGTCGACCGGCTCCGGATCCTCGATGTCCTTGATCAGGTCGAACTTGTTCTGCAGCTTCTGCAGCTCATCCTTCGCGACCTTTGCCTCTTCGATCTTATCGGCATCGACAAAGGCCTGCACCTCTGCCTTCTTAGCGTTGATTGCGTTAAGCAGTGCAATAACATTCTTTCTCATGTCTTTGTCTCCTTTTTGAGATAAAAATTAGGACCCGAACGAATCGAGGTCCTTTAAAAGCTCAGCCTTTTCAGCTTCGCGCTGTTTCTGGTTTTCCATGGCCGCCCTGTACTGGGCGACCATCTCAGGCGTGACCTTCAGTGTACCGTTGGTCAGGCCTTCGTTCACGGGTTCGGTAATACCATCAACAAAACCAAGCTCCAGCGCTCTCTGTGCGGTCAGCCAGGTCTCTTTGTCCATGAGTGTCAGGATCTCGTCGAGCGGCTTCCCGGTCTTCTCCACGTAAGCCTGCGCAAGTGCTTTGTCGTACTGTCTCAGCGTGTCAGCCATCTTTGACAGGTCTTTATGGTTCCCGGCCTGCCATCCGCTGACATCATGGATCATCAGCATGCCGATCGGACTGATCGTGCAGTGTCCGGCCATGGCGATGATCGACGCCGCGGAAGCCGCCAGGGATTCGACCTCAATGTCGACATCCTTCCGTGCCCGGAGCATCGAATAGATTTCCTGCCCGGCGGTTACCATGCCACCGCCGGAGTTGATCTTGACCTCAAGGTTCTCGCCCTTCGGGAGGCTCGCGATCGCGTTCTGCACATCCCGCGGACAGGTCGACTCAAAACCGAACCAGTTATAGACGTCCTTCCAGTCGTTGTTGACGATGTCCCCGTTAATCTTCAGAATCATCCTCGTTACCTCCTTCCTGGCGTATTCCGTATGCAGCACCTACCTGAGTGACCGGGACATAATTCCCGTTGCACATCAGGACATCACCGCCGTCACGGTCAGGCATATCCAACAGGTGCCTGCCCTCGTTCGGCGTGTAGATGGCGTTCTGGACTCCGTTGACGATGGTCCGCATCTGCGTCTCGGCATCGGCACGGAGGAGGGCTTTTTCGTTGAACTTGAAGAACTTACCTTCAGCCCTCTGTTCGTCCGTCAGGACCTTATAAGTGATCTCCTGCTCGTACATGGCAAGCCTGAACAGCATAGTATCCGTCAAGAATGCCAGCTGCTGGGTCTCGCTGTTCGCGTAGGAGCTCTTCTCGTAATCGTTCAGGTGATTCGGCTTAACTCCAAAGGCCGCGGCGATCTGCAGAGCGGAATACCTCCGGAGTTCCAAGAACTGCGCGTCCGTCAGCTTATAACTGAGCGGCGTCAGTGTCATTCCGACCGGAAGAGCGACCACCTTGCCGGCGTTCCTGGCGCCGGTAAGCAGATCATTGTATTTCTTCTGCAGCTGCTTCCGGAGCTTTTCTTCAAGATCTCCAGTGTACTGCAGCACACTCGACGCCGTCAGGCCACTCTCATAAAGCTTTTCCAGATATTTCTGAGAATACCCGGCACCGCCAACCATTCCTTTGAGGATGTCCCGGACGGCCTTCCCCATGATGCCGTCCCATGTGAGCCAGGTCTTGAAATGCAGGACGTTGTCCTGCCTGAAAACATATTCCTGCCCGCTCTTTGGGTCCGTGTATCTGTAATACAGCTGACCCTTGTCACCGAAGACCCCGACGTCGTCCATCAGGACCTCGACACAGTCGGACTGCATCGGCCAGTAGCCCAGAGTGACATAGTCACCACCATAGCGGCCATGCCGCACGAACTTGCGCTGCATCCACGCATAGCTGTTGCCGTAATGCTCACAGTTCGCTTCCAGCGTCGACCAGAAGGTCGCCGGCGTCATCAAATCATTCGGGCGTTCCATAAGCATACGGATGCTGTTATTGGGAGAAGCCCTCACGCGCCCGCCGTTCGGATCTTCCGCGTAGTACTTCAGCGGCAGTTTGCCCATCGTCTCGGAGAGGATCTTAATACAGGCGAAATATGTCGCCTCAGAGATCGCTTCCGGCCTTGTGGAATCGATACCGAGCCACTGCAGGAGCTTCTCGTCGTTCAGGTCTGCAGTCTCTTTCACATCCGCATCCGTAAGCGCGTTCAATAATCTTTTCCAAAGTCCCATTGTCATGCCTCCATGCCTTCGAGGAACCGTGCTACATAATCGCTGTAGCCCTCCAGTCCGAAGTCGTGGTACAGCGCTAACTTAAAAGCACCAAGGATGGCATCGACCGGGTCGATCCTCTTGGTGCTCGCATCTTTGTCTATCTTGATCAGGCCGTTATTGGACCTGATGACTGCATTGCTCATTGCGTAGTTCAGGAGCGGATTGTGCGTGTATGCCACATTACCCGCATACACCTGCTCCCGGAAACCCTGCGTGCTCTCGTTCAGGCTCTTATGGCTCTGGAAGACCTCCTCCACGTCATAGCCCTGATCGGAGAGATCCATCATGATCTTCGATGCATTCGCCGGGTCGAAGCAGAGGCACTGGATGTCGAGCTTCAGCCTCGCACATTCGTCGAGCACGTACTTCATGACGAAGTTCTGGTCGACGATCGGCGTGTTGGTTAGTGTCAAGTATCCGAGGCGCTCCCATGCGTCGTATGGCATCTTATCCTTCACGATATGCTCCCGGAGCTTATCTGTGGTCGGAATGAAGCTGTGAGACCACACCACATATCGGACGATCTTATGGCCCTGCGCGTCCAGCTCGTCGCTCTGGTACGGGACCACGAAGGCCACAGACGTCAGGTCGATCTTTGAGGACATATCGAAGCCGACATAGACGGGTCTGTCCGTCAGGTCGATCGGCAGCGCTTTCACTTCGCAGGCCTTCCACTTCGACATGTCCATGTATCCGTGGTCTTTTGCCTGCACCCAGACGTTCAGTATCTTCGTCAGGAACGCGACCATCTTCTCGGGCATCTGCTTCGCGACCTCGTAGTCTTCCGCGATCTTCTGCACGCCTTCCGGATAGTACGCCCTGATCGGGTTCGCCTTCTTCCAAGTGTCCAGCGCTCCGGGATCGTCTCCCGGATCCGCTTCGCAGATGTCAACAAAGTATTCATCGTTGAAGACATCCACGGAAGGATCCAGTAACTTACTACAGTAGTCGTACTCCTGCGTGAAGCATGGATACGTCAGATCCTTTCCAGCCGTAGTGATAATCGACGTCAGCGGCTCCTTTGTATTAGAACCGAGTGCCAGATCGTAGAAGTCCGTGGTAGGGTGCTGGTGATACTCGTCAATGATCAGCATTGCCGGGTTCGTGCCGTCACCGCTCTTTCCGTCTTCTTTCGACAAGGGCTTCATAAATGACCCGGTCTTGAGGTGCTCGATCTGGTCGCGCTTGAAACGAAACTTTGTCCGGAGCAGCGTGCCGCGGGTCATTAGATCGCACTCGTTGAAGACGATCTTCGACTGATCACGCTTGACACCGGCAGTGTAGATCTCATTGACCTCGTTATTCTTCACGGCGGTCACAGAAAGCTCATACAGCGCCTCCCCTGCCTCCATTTGGCTCTTTGCATTCTTCCTTCCGACCTCGGTAAAGGCTTTTCGGAAGCGGCGCCGGCCGGTCTCCCGGTGGATCCAGCCGTAAATCTGGCACTCACGGAACTTCTGCCAGTCCGTCAGGATGATCGGCTGCCCGGCGAGCGCGCCTTTACTGTGTTTGAGATAAGCAAACCAGTCGACGATCTTCCGGGCAGCCGTCTCATCCCAGAGAAAAGGAAAGTCAGGTGTTCCGATCCTGTCCAGGTCTTTCAAGAAGCGCTGACAGGCCCATGTGTGCTTCTGACACGACGGGATCCTGCCGGAGATGCAGTCCTTCGAGTATCTTACGAGCTCATCCCTGATGCTCATATCACACCGAATTTCTGCTCCATCTCGGCTTCCTGCCGGTCTGCCTTCGCCTTGGCGGTCTTCAACTGGCCGTCGATGGTCATGCCGAGCCGCCTGGAGCTCTCTGCCATATCGCGCCGAGCCTCGTCCATCATCCGAATGATCGGATTCGGCTTCGGGCCGGCGTCGGTATCGATCAGGTAGGTGAAGGTCTTCTTCCGACACTCCTTCACCATGTCCATGTATCTGCCGTAACTGTTCGCGTAATTGATCAGGTCGCTCTTATTGAGGTTCCCGACCATGCCGGTCTCTTCCCGGAGACGCTTAAGGGCCCGGTCGTACTCCTTCCGAGCAGTCGTGTTGACAAACTGCGAAGTCTTGACATCGTCCAGATCTTCGCCAGAGGAGGAAATCAATGACTCTTCGTACTCACGGCGCTGAGTATCAGCCTTAGACCGGTGCTTTTTGCTTAATTCAACGATTTTTCTCGGCATTCCAGCCATCCAATCCCTCCTCTCTGTCTATTTTGACCCCTAAAAGGGCATTTTGTGCAAAGAAAACTTGGGCGGCGGTCGAGAGCAAATACACCGTACTTTTCTGACCGCCCCTCGGGGCTGACTCATTCAGGTCGTTTGACCCTCTCCCTCAGCCGCTCCTGTGCAGCCAGCTTGGCCGCACCGCCCTGACGATACAGCGCGTGTATCTCATCGTGGGATGCGCGCGATACCGGGATTAGATTCGACGCCACCCAGAACTTCGAAGGATCTTCTTCGGCAGGCACGATATGATGGACGATCTCAGCGGCGACAGTCTTCCCGTCAGCAGCTGCCCACTGGTCTTTAAAACCATAGGCGGCGTTTATGGCCCGCGTCATTTTCTGCCATTGTGCTGTATGATAAAGAGCCCGGGTTCCTGTCGGAGTGCCCCAGTCTCTTTTAAAGCAGCCGCACTTTGTTCCGGACGGGATACGCTTCCCGCAATGCGGACACCTCTTGTATATCGGCATGCGCTACCTCGCAAACCCAGCAAAGGGCCTTTCGGCCCTTCCGCTGAATTTATTTGCCGGCCTGCAGCTTCCGGCTTCAGGAGGGCAACGAAAAACGCGAGACCTCTCCAGTCCCGCGTTCCTCGTTTACCAGACTACCACTGTATTATGTCCCGTGAAGTCGGTCATTAAAACTTTTCGGATGCCATGAGATAATAAAACCTCCGTCGGCGGTCATAGTACATATCCCGCTCGCAGGGCATCCGCATGACGTCATGCAGATACCAGAAGGGCCGGTCTTCGGTCACTCCCTTCAGGAGCCATGACGCAATCTCCGGAGCCACTTCCATGATCGTGTCCCGGATCTGTTTCATCCTGGCGTCAAGGTCTGCGAGCCTGATCGCGTCCGCGCTCGTCGGATCTCCAACGCCTGAGCCGTGCGGCATGCCGTCATAGTCGACGCCACTGACGCCGATAGCGCTCCTGAGGGCATTGTATTCATCTTCCCACTCAGGATACTGGAGACAGTAATGATAGACGGTCAGGAAGCGTTGTTTCGGCAGCCAGTACTTACTCGACTCCTGTGGAATCCTGATCCGGCCCATTATGACTGCACCCCTTCAGGCGTCAGTATGGTCATCCTCGGCCCGTTCACGATCCAGTCCACCGGATCCTGATCAGGAGCCGGCCCATCCTCGTCAGCTTCCTCCTGCTTAGCGATTGCCTCCATCATCGCCTTGCTCACGCTGCTATCCCGTGGATCCGGAGCCGCGTCAATGGTGTCCCGCTTGTAGGTACCAGCTTCGTAGACAGCGCGCTTGAAATCCTCCGACATTGCGCCCGCCGCGATCTGTCCGGCCCGCTCTTTCAGGGTCTCCCAGTCAATATCCACCTGGGTAGGATCTACACTCATCGCCCCTTCCGGTTCGGACTGCTCCTCCCGCTTGGATATTTCCTCCATCATCTCGGAAAACCGCTTCTCGCAATGGCGCCGCACATCGTCAACCCATCTCTGTGCCTCCTCTTTGGCCTTCTCGGCCTTCAGATTCTGGATCTCGCGGTGGAGATACCACTCAGCCATCTGCAGGTCTTCGATGGTCTTCTCCGGATCCTTCTTCCCGGCTCTGCAGATATACTTGACCGTGTTGCCGAGATGGAAGCCCAGCTTCTTGTCCTCGATGAAGTCAATGACCTCGATCTTCCCGTCCGTATAGTGCGCCGGATGATTAACCACATCACTCATCGTCTTCGTCCTCCTCGTCCTGGTCGTCTGTAGTGCGGTTGACTGTTCCTGCAAAGCACCCGCGCAGCAGGTTTGCGAAGCTGTCGGCCAGCGTGTTGCTCCATCTCAGATCGTCGGCGTTACACTCGATTTCCGTTACCTTGATTTTCATACTCTGCCTCCTCTTCTCCAGTTGTCGATGATCTCTGCCACAAACTCAGAAAAATCACTGATGTACCCTGTTAGCACGTCCGCGAGCATGGAGATCAACACAAGTAACAGGCCCATGACCAGAAAGATGTACACCAGGATGATAAAACACCACGAGGGTGCCTAAGATCACAGAGACGCCCATGCTCATGCCTCATCCGCGATGTCCAGGACCTCACGGACACTGATCATATCGCCAATGTCGTAGCGGTCGGCGAGGACACGCCCAATGTTACGCTTTACGGCACAGGCTCCGCCGCTCGCTCCGGTCGCAAAGCCCGCCAGGTAAAAGACGATGCTGGTAACGATAGCCATAAGCACGTCGTTCATGCTGTCTCCTTTCTGAAGTCGATCCCGTCAAGCCGGAGATCGATGCCCGTCGTGTCAAAAAGTTTCTGCTGGAGCTGCCCGGTGGTGATCCCGCCGGACGCCCATGTCGCGATCTCCTTGTCCACGGATTCAAAGAGCCGCAGGAGCCGCTTCCCGCCGAAACCGAACTCGTCATGCAGGTGGACACCGAAGAGGTAGTACATGGCGTAAGTCATGTTCTTGACGTCCTGGTCGATGGCGGCCTTTTTGTACTCCTCCCGGAGCTCGCGTTCCTGCTGCTCGCTCACCCGGTCACAGTGCTCGTAAAGCTCCTTCATGGACTTCTTCCGGCTGTCCCGCTCAAACTGCCTTTTAAGTCTTCTCAGCTGTCCCATCAGTCACACCCTTCTCCTCTGATGATCTCCTTGTTAGGTGTTATCACGCCACCATTCAATCGCTACATCCTCCTTGACGAGTGCGTGCTGATACTCGCCGCCAAAGCGTGATTTATTGTTATTGATAAAGCGGTATCCTGCTGGCGCATTTGTGCATCCACCAACAACTTTCCAACCTTCAGGTACGTGGTCAAGAACTGCCATGCCTCTTACCTCCTCCTGTTGCGCCGTGTTGTTTCGCATGTTCAAGCTCCTTTTCCGCTGGAAATATAAATGTTCTCTCATCCGCAGCAAGCGCAGACATAAGCATCTCTAAAACGTATGTGCATTGTTCGCGGCTTTTATACCTTGCCAGTTCGCCACCGGCTCCGTTTTTCGCCACCGCCTGAATACCTGTCCCATTGCCGGTTACGTGAAACCTCGATATGTCTGCGAAGTTCCAGATTGCTTGCCTGTTTTGCGTGTAGATTGCTATCATATACCGCTACCCCCGTCCTCCTCCGGTCTGATGATCTCCTTGATCACGGCGACGGAAAGCGCGTCATCATCGTCAAGCGTATCGAGTTCCCGGATCAGGATCCGCTTAAACGCTTCTATCCCGACATTAACGCCCAGCACGTACCCTGCCGCGCCGCCCAACACGACGCCGAGGATCACGCCGATCGTTCCTGCACTCATTTCTTGGCCTCCTTGTATTCGGATCTAAGCCACTTCAAGATCGCCGGCATGACTCCACAGGCTTTCAGGATGTCGCAATCCTTACACTCAAGTTCCGGGTGCTTGCAGACCCACAGCGGGCAGTCCGCCTCCGGGACTCCGGCATGACCACAGATTTCACTGTCGCAGTCAACGCACAGGTTTTTTCGCTCACACACTCCGAGGTGTACCATGCTCTTCTCCTTTCCACGGTTCCGGGATCGGCATCCATGCTTGCACTACAGGATTTGCAACATCGTTACACCATCCACCTATAAAGTTTGGAATGATAAGAAACTCGCAAATCCAAACCTTGTCCCCACCACTTACATAATACTGGCCCGGTTTTTCAGGCAACCGCTCACTGCACGGTATCCACCCGGACTGTGCGGGTGTCAAATCCATGAGTGCCGCCACCAGTAAATCGTGGTAGTATGACAAGTTTCCCTCACACGCCTTGTACGCCCACTCTGCCGTGTCTATTGCCGCCTGTCTGCTGATGGTATCATCCTTCATGCTTGTCATCTCCTTCCGGGCGGTACGGCTCAGGTTCGTAAATCGGCATCCATGCAAGCGCCGTGTTCCACCACATAAAGCCGCCGCTTGTGATGAAGCCTTTATCTCTCCGTTCGCCATAGCGTTTTGTAAAGTTCCCCCGATAAAGAGTATCTGTGGTTTTTACCGTCACCCAACACTCCATGTCTTCGTCTGGTTCGCCTTTATCACACGAAATCCACTGCTGTGCGGATGGCAACTTCACCGATTCTAACCATCTTTTTCTGCATTCATCACTTAGCTTGAAGCAATCATCCTTTTCAAAACCCGGGCATTCGTTGCACCAATCTCCAGACTGCCCTACGAATGCACCGTCATACTCACACATTCCACAAACCGAATCGTCAACCATTGACTCTCTTATGTCTGACAATATCCGCTCAAACAGATCTATAAGACTGTTCACGGCATCCAGTGCCGCCTGTCTGCTTATCATGTCTCCGACATTCGTGTCGGGAACATCGGGCTGTGCGGGCGGCACCCGCTCAATCGCCGCATAAATGTCATCTGCCTTGTACCACGCCTGATGCTCTGCATCGTTTGCGCCGTGAACCATTTCGCCGTTCTTGTTGATGTGATACCAGTCAACGCCCTCTATGGCATCAACGACCGCCGCTCTGCTGATTAAATCATCCATCCTGTTCACCTCTCTGTATCACTTTCCTTGTAAGGATAAGCATTCATCACATTCCAACTGCCGTTGATTGGAGCTGAAAGCCTATACTTTCCAGTATCTATATATTCGCAGTAATCTTCTATTGCTTGCAC